GAAGAACCGATGTCGTGGTCAGCGTACTCGCTGCCGTCTGGCTACAGGCAGTCCACACCTCATCACCGTCCAACGCGGCCTCGTCCTTGATCCAATACTTGCTGATGCATGCCAGTAGGGTACTTGTGCCACCGGTGTAGGCGGTGTCCTCATAGAGCTGCGGCACCACCACGTCTGCACCAGTAGCGACGGCCTTGCAGATTAGAATGCCGACGCCACGGCAGTTCTTCATGGAGATGCGCTTGCCGGTCATGTTGCCGGTCTGCGAGTCCACCGGGACGATGCATGGGCTCAGGTCAAAGTCCTTGCCCAACGCTGCTATTACTGAAGCTGCCATATCCTATTGCCTCCTTCGCGGGGGTATTAATGCCCGCGAGTGAATGGCCCAGGCGGGGGTGTTAATGCCCGCCTGGGCTGGCTATCATGTTCTCCTCTAGCAATGCTTGGGCTTGCTCACGAGTCGCCGGCAGATCGTTGACGTGGTAGAGAAGGCCATGCTGACAAGTAACACGCACATGGGGAACGGGTTGCCCCTCTATTCGTCGCGCATACCAGCAGGCTTTGTAGCCTCCCAATGCCAGCTCCTCTAGCATCTCAAGCGCCGTCATGTTTACCCGCGCTCACCCAAGCACACGAACGGGCTGAGGGTGTTGCTGCTGTTAGCCGGCGTGATGGCCGACATGAGCCAGCCACGTCCGTCCACCCGCTCGATCACTCGGTAGGTTGTCAGGTCGGTCGTGAACTTGGCGTGGATTGAGGACTCAGCCCTCATCTGCATCCGGTCACCAATCAGGTAGTAGCCGAAGTCCAGGAAGGAAACGTCCTTGCCACTACCAGCCCCACCGATGGTCGGGACCTTCTCGGTGAAGATCACTGGCCGGCCCAGGATGGTCATGGGAGGTCCGATGGCGCCGTTGTTGAGCCAGATGGCCGAGCCACCTGTGCCGATTGCAAGGCTCATCGTCGCCAACTCAGGGAAGGTGTCGATGTTGGCAACCCAGACTGCCCGCCCAAGAGAGGCCGGGAGCATCCGAGAATAGACCTTGACGAGGTTCTCCCAGACTATCGTGTCGGCAACCTGGTTCGTCTCCTTGGTGACGGTGACGAGCGCGGCGCTGTTCAGGACACCGAGCGGCTGGCCTACGCCAGAGCCCGTCATAAAGGCGGTGTCCTCGTAGTAGGCGATGGCTTCTGGCAGGAGCTGGTCAATCAGCGCGGCGAACGAGACTATGGAATCCTCCAGCAGTTCGTTCGGTACGTCGCAGTGGGTTGCCAGCTTGGACGCCTGGAGGACTACGCGCCCGAACTTCGCCTCGGTCTCAGTCAGGGTGCCACCCTCCTCAGTCCAGGTGGCCGTAATCCCACCGAAGATGCTGGATGCGTGAGAGGTCGAGTCAATCGCTGGGAAGGGAACGCGGGCCGAGTCCATCGGGATAACCCGCGCTCGTGGCCTAACGATGGCTGACTCTAGTGACACGCGCAGGAGTTCCGCTCGAAGCGCCTCCGGCACAAGGAACCCGCCGGTTGCGGGGTCAAGGCTGGAGTAGTCGTTGCGAATCCGCCGCCATCGGTCCTGGCCCTTGAGGTTCTGGTGCCAGATTGAGGCCATGAAGTCGGCGGTGCTCTCGAACTCCTTATCTAGCCCAGCGCCGATAGCGTGGGGGTTGTAGCCAGCGCCCTTGAGCTTGGCCTCGACGCCGATGGTGTCAGAGATGTTGGGGCGGTGGACACCGTATTCGGCCATCGTCGTCTCGAGAGACTGCTTGACGGTCTCCTGGATCGTGGCCGTGAGTTTCTCCTGGCCTGCGAAGGCGGCGTTGACCATCTCCGTGACCTGCTCGGCAATGCTGCCCCGGTCATCCGTGGCTTTGGCGTAGGCTCGGATCACTTCAGGAAATTGGCCGCCCTTGATGAGATCGGATACCCGCTTCTCATCACCCAGCAGCTCCTCTAGTTCCTCTGGCTTCTGGGGAATAGGAATCTTAGCCATTTAGCTACCTCCTTGGTCTATGGCTACCTTGAGAGCGAGGGCCCAGTCATAGGCCGGAAGTTCTGGCTTCCTTCTTATGTCTGTGCCCTCGCGGACTGCTTCTCGTATTGCGGTGTTAGGCTTAACGTCTTCGGTGGCCGCCTCGAATGAGCCGTCGTGGTCTTCACAGTGAGAGCGGGCATCGTCGGCATCCCACGTTCCCTTCGGGTAGCGGTAGGCTTGCTCGGCTGTCCCTGACTCGCCTTTGGGCTTGCCAATGATCACGTCATAGCGCTTGCCCTCATGGTCACGACTTACGCGCCGGAAGGAGTCGGGCTGAAACTCACCAGGCTCGCGTAGACGGCAGGCGTGTTCGTTGGGGTAAGGGTCTTCTATCATCGGGGCTTCGGCCTGCAACCATTCGGGGACGTTATGGAACTTGGACAGGTTGAAGATGCCAGCGGGGTTGCGGGCTTGGCTCTGTACCAGGCCGTCGGCGAGCTTAGCGTCAACCGCCTCTTGCGCCCGATACCATGTCTCGGCCTGCATCCGCTCGCGCCAGTCGCCCTCGGTGCCACCGGCGCGTCCTGCGTAGAGGGATGCGATGGTGTCGCCCATCTTGTTCAGGGTTTCAGCCATCTTCGCGTGATCTCCGGCGTCACCGACCGTCAGGCCATTCGGCTCATGGATCATCATTGTGGAACCCTCCGCCATGAGGACGGTATCGCCGGCCTGGGTAATGAAGGAGGCACTAGAGGCGGCGAGGCCGTCTACCACGACGTTCACAGTGGCCTTGTGATCCTTGAGTGAGTTGTAGATGGCGACCCCATCGAAGACGTCACCACCAGGACTGTTGACACGCAGGTTGATGTTATTGGCCTTGACCTTCTGCAAGTCCTTAATGAAGTCCTTGGCGGTGATGCCGAAGGCCCCGATCTCGTCATACAGCAGAACTTCCACCACGCCCGCCGCCGCGTCGCGGATTTCGTACCAACTTTGTTTCATACGCTTGCCCCCTTTTTGGGCAAAAGAAAAACGCCTTCGGGCGGTCGCTCGAAGGCGTCACGTCTAAGTTAGGCCGCTCTAGGCGGCTGCCCCCTTTGGCGCTCTAGGCACCTTGGGGGCTATTCAGTTGTCTAGAACATACAGGTTATCAGATCATTTGTCAAGGGGGGTAGTGCTATGCCGAGATGCCGGGGCAGCCGCAACTAGCAGCCGCTAGCAGCGCCAACGTTATAATCATTCCGATCAAGGCCCACGTTGCCCAATTCGGCCACATCTTTGCTCCTCCTTCCCTAGCCTCCCCATATCCAATAACCAATCCCGATGCCGCAGGCTACACCGGCGGCCCAGGTTAGGTATACCTCCCACCATGCCATTCATCAACCTCCTGCCACTAAGAAATGATCCCTACATCTGGGACAATGCAGGCTCGCCCCGACGTTGACATTCTCCCCCACCTTCCGGCCACATCGGGTACAGCGAGCCTCTACCACGGCCTCCGGTAGCGCTGGCGGCGGGGGAGGGGAGGGCGGTGGCGAGTCAAGGTCTTCCACCTGTGTCGGTATCATGCTGGACGGCACGAAGAACGTACCCTCGGTCGGGCTGGGGTCGAGCCCTATGGCGTCCCGTGCCTCCTCAAATGCCTCTAGACCCGCTTGGAAGTTCTGCCGGTGGCGGTTATGGAGTTCGTCTACGTCCGGCTGTAGTGCCTCAATGTCGGACAGGTCAAAATAAACCTCATCCACCCCGCCGAACTCAGGCACCAAGGACAGGTTCAGCACGTCGTCCAGGTCGGAGAGTAGCGGCGTCATCGTCACCTTCCAGAACGTGCGCTCGTCTGCCTTCTTGTTGGCGTAGGATGAGGACTCATAACCAATCAGGAGACCCAGAATCGAGCCTGGGATACCGAACACCATAGCGATTCGGGCTTCGGATAGAGCGTCCAGTTCCTTCGGTAGCGCATCCCGCAGCCCACGATTGAGGCCCATCTGCTGATAGGTGGATTCGGCTGAGTCAAGGATCATCATCTCATGCCAGCCACCGTAACCGCCGAACTGCCGCTTGAACCTGCTGCGGATATCCTCTTTGGCCTGCTCGGAGAGCTTCTGCTTGACTGTGAGGATTGAGCCTGGGCCAGTCCCGCCTTGTTCGAAGAATGTCCGAAGAAAGCCCGCCATGTACCTGTCGATGTCAAGACGCCCAGAGATCGCCATCATCGGGGGCATCCCGTAGTAATCGTCCAGTGGGTTGCGGGTCTTGAAGTGCATCACGTCCTTGTATTCGAAGGTGATAGGCTTGAGGCCGGGGACGGTGTATTCATATTTGCAGAACGTCTGCGCGTCAGGGATGATCTTCACCCTGTCGGGCCGGAGCCGCCATAGTTCCTGTACGTTCCCGAATGACTCGTTCCGTGCTTTGAGTAGATAAGCGTTGCCGCCCAGGTAGCGATCCATCACTACCGTTGACCAGCACTGGCCCCGGCTCATAAACGGGTTAGGAGCGTTCAGGAGTCTAACCAATGGGTGATCAGGGACCTGGACAACGAAGCCATTGCGGACGAGGGCATTATCGATCTGGACTAATGGGCAGCCCGCCATCCGAAGGCGCGTCGTCTCAGCCCGAATCGCCGGACTCTCCCGCCGCCTTCGCCGGCCTGTGATATGGGGCTCAGCCGCAGAGGAAGCCAGGAGCTCGATAGCCGCAAAGACAATCTCGTTGCCTTGATAGCCTTGGCGGGCGAACTGGAGATAGTTCTGGGGTGCGCTATCCCCCCTGTTCTGCCATATTGAACCCACGCTGGATATAGGTACTGGCGGACTGGTTAGGTTGCGAAAAGCGTTAGCTATCAGGCCCATTTCATATCGACCTCACTTCCTCAAACACAAGGGCGGCGAAGCCCGCCGCGCCAGCCAGTAGGATCAAGAACAAGGCTATGATTACAACGACGACGAAGCATACCGCGATCACCTTCCAGTCCTCAGCGTCTAGTATCCTAGACAAAAGATACCCCTGCCTCTTGCG